CAAGACCATTAAAAACAGTAGTAAGCGTTGTGCTAGCAGAACCTAAAGGAGTAGCAGCGACAACAGCCCCAGTCAAAGAGCTAGCGGCAAGATGGCCCGCACTAACCAGGCCAAGAGACACTATATCACTCACACGAGGTTTGCGAAGAACGATCTCGTATGATGCCCAAAGCTCGCCAGAAACATAGGCGGCTTGGGATCCAACAGAAGCTACAGTCAATGTACAAAGATCGTACAACTTAACATCACCTGAAGTCGGGTTAGTACGCACGTACTGTAGTCCCATAGGATTTTCAATAGGTGCACACTCAATGGGCAACAACATGTTGCGACTGGGTTTGTCGCTAACACTCCACATTTCATTTTCCATTTGCGATTTTGACGTAAAAGCAGTTTGATCAGCGCGATATGCAGCGGCCAGAATGACCGTGCCAAGCGCAAGATTAGTAGACGTTGCAATAGCGTCAGAGGTTGTGGACTTGTATTCAAAGACTAAACCCTTGAATGCATACTCTTGAAAACAAGATGCAATTGTGGATAGAAACGGGAAGGTAGCAGACAATCCAGGATTAATACTATAGATGGTAGAGGCAAAGGTAGTTCCAGTAGAAATATCACCTATGTACTCACGATGACGGAATGTTACAGATTCACTGTCGGAGTGCATCACAGGTACCTGATCTTGGGACATTTGATTGTAAATTGAATTTTGCGTCAATGTATAATCACCAAGCCCAAAGATCTTCGATATTCCATTACCAGCCAAAGCACCAAGTTGACCTAGGAAAGACTGTTCCTTCTTAGGTGCCCTGGGTGCTCGTTGCCGTGGCGCTGGAGCCATTCGCTGCGACTGTTGCCTACGATTAGAGGCGCGAGTCAAATTTGAATTTTTCTTATTATTTTTATTTGTCATGTATGGGATGCACCGACAGTAGTGGACTGTACATCTGTGTGACTTCAACAGGGCGCCGTGCAGTCTCTTGGCATTTTGTTTAGCACGGAAGTAACCGATTTTGGACCTTAACACACAGACCCCATGTAATTCAGTGATTACTCACCACGATACGTCGTGAACGCACAATCGATGTGAAGCCCATTGTTTACCTATTGGTGGTGGGGACACAGTCCCCTAAATTCCTCAATCGAGCCACACAACTGGACAGTACGACTGCTCTGCTGCTATTATGTTTCGAAATAGCGGCGTCCTAGCATCATACCATTGTTCTATGAGAATTTGCAGGTCAGGCACAATTCCAAAAGCTAACCAAAAGCTAAAGCGTGTTCGTGGATCAACACGTGTAAAACACCTCTTCATACCTTTAGCAGCAATGAAAATGCCGAGATCTAGTGTAGGGTCATTGAGTAAGGGTTTGCGGCCACAGGCGGCGCGTTGCATACCAGCATAAAATGATTGGAATATGGGAATGCCACCAGTTAAAGATATTCCACAATCACCATGCGCGCCGATCCATTTCTCGTAGGAAGAACGGCCGTCCCAAGCCTTATGGGACACGCAATCCTTAGCCAATGCAATACGTGGGTCACGGACCATAACATAGTCTTGCCCATCAAAAATTGGTTGTGTCTGACAAAATTTCACACATTCCAACGTATACACTGGTTCCTCGAGAACAATATCAAACCCAAACTCTGCCATGTACTCTCGAAATCCATTCACAAACAATTCCAGGTTCTTACGCTCAATTATCAACACACAATCGTCACCGTTGTTCGCAAGTTCAAATTTAGAAATGTTACGCATCCTGCAATACGAGTGATACATCGCGCACATAAGCAAGCAATTGCCAAGAGCGGTATTCATGTCACCACTCATCCTACAACCATCAACTTTGTAGGCAAGCTTACCATCATTACAATAACAACGTGCGTCGTTAAGGAGCTGCATATTCAATAATTTCTGCAACTCTGGATCACCACCAAAACATTTCAAATAATTCGAATGTTCCCATCGCAATGCATCAACACTGACATGTTGATCGAAACGCACTGCGTCACTGCCAATTGCTACTGGATCAGTGAACTTTGACCATTTCTTGTGCATCAGTTTACCGGCATCAGAGGAATTTAAGCCCTTAAACACAGTAACCTCACCGAAGATTCTGGCAATTGAACTGTAGACTTTGCCCTCCAAAGGGCGCAAAAATCTACCTACCATCACATTAAAACGAGGATTGCGGGGTGAGACAATTCGCATAACTGGATCCTTCTTAACATCCAGATTAACCTTCTCACACTTACCAAAAGCGCGAATGAAAGAATCACGTCGACTTATACTCTCAACCACAAGAGAATCGGCGGCCTTCTTGTATACAGTGAATCTGCGGCCCGTGTAGAGATTAGGAAACTCCTGAATCTCAAGGGGGGCGGTCTCGGACACACCACGACAAAGAAGGTCTTTAAAATAGTTCAATCTTTCATGAAACACACCAGGTAACGGCTTGAG